GAAGCAAACAAAGACAATGTTGAAGCATTAAACAAGATCAATGATTTTGAATGGTTGCGTGAACAGTTTGTTGCTAGTATGAAGAAGCGTATTACTGCTGGTTAAGATTACTATAGATTGTACGAATTTTTTTAATAATTTGTCTGTTGAATAACTGAGCCTTTGCTCCGTTATGTAATGGACGCGGCCAATTACCTATCTTAACCCAACAAAATCCATCACTTTCATTGTTTAATTGCGGTATAAATTCTTGTACTACTTCTACAACAAACGTATTATATACAAATTGTTTATCAGGGCTGGTAAATTTGTTTAGCGGATATACTTTTTGTATATCAGGCACCATTCCAATTTCTTCTTCTAATTCTCTTAATAGAGTATCGATAGGGCGTTCCTTGCCCTCACTCTTACCACCAAAAAATCCCCAGGTGCGAGGATGACTGGTATCTCCACTTCGTTGTTGTAGCATAACTCTACCAGTATCACTACTTAAAAATAAACAACCACTTGCTTCAATCATCTGTAAAATCCCAACTGTTAATTTCGTTTTTGACAGTTTCAATTATTTGTGGATACTCTTTTAGATTCTTACTGATGCGATCATGGTATTCCTCGACTGTAAAGTTAGGATTATACTTTTTTAGTACCTGATAAAATCTATGATAGATATTTGGCTCATGTTCGTTGTACTCAAAGTATAGTGGCATATTGTTGTTAATAGGCCAAAATAAGTTAGCAATATGATCATAAGCCGCCCGCCAAGTGTCTCTTGTCATAGTTTTGGCTTCCATTATGTTTGATAAATTAACAAATTGTGTTTTTATAGGATGATCTAAATTTTCTTTCCACTCATTAAAACTTAGTATACCACTATTTAATCCGTAGTTTGGATCCAGATATTCTTTGGGAGTACGGTATAGTAATGCGTATTTGATATTTGGATAATCAGCATACAATTCGTCAAGCAGTCCATTTTTAACTACTTCTAAATTCATAAAAGTAATTTCTACACACACGCTATCAGTATGCTTTAATCTAGCACGGAGTACTCTAATAGTATCTAGTGCGCTGTCAGATTTATTGTTAAGCAGTTCATGAATACAATCATGACCGTCTACCTTAATCATTGATAATCCTTACATGTAAAGGCGCCAGAATGCTGGCTTGTATATACCTTCGTGACTGTTTGTCCATTCAGTGCCGTCCCAGGTAAGTTGATCACTGCTGGCAATATTTTGTATATAATGTCTAGCACTAGTATTTTTGCTATCAAAACTAACAACCCAGGCACTGCCGTTATATTCAATAATATCATTTTCGTTTGCTATTAGTCCACCATAGTTTGCTAATGGTAAGTCTTGTGTTAACAAGTAACGATGTCCGATTACAGGAGCAGGAACAATACCATCACCTGGATAGTTTGCTTGTGGATTAAGAATAGCGTCAACAGCGTTTAGTGTATTGTTTGGTAATGTACTGTTATCAATAGTAACAATTAATGCATTACTATTACTTGGGTCTGTTTCAAGTTTACCAATAACATCGTTAGATGGATCTCCAGGATTATCTCCTTTTCGTAGTCTTATTTGACTGATGCCATCTCTAAGTTCACCAAACGGACGTAGATCATCTTCCCAAGTTAGTGTAGCGCCAGACGCATCTGTTGGCTGGCCGTTTTTATTAAGCAAGTATGCTTTGCCGTTTTCAAATCTAACTTGCCTGTCTTCAAAAGTTACAACTGTATACTTCAAAGAGGTAGTGTCAAAACTTTCATTGTTACGGAAGTTATCTAAATCTTCGCCGTCTAAACTGTATAGTTCACTGATTAAATTATAGATAAGTTTTTGTTGTTTAATTTTTGCTGGTGGATTAATAAGCACTGGTAGTTCAAATGTAAGTGTACTAACATCAATAATGTCATCTATAGTGCTACCCACTGTTCTGCTACTCCAGTTCATTGTAGTCATTTCCACATAACTTAGTGCACTCCAATCAAAAGGATTATCACTTGTTCTGATGTTAAGTGTTGGATTAAACAACACCAATATTTGTTCCAATAACTGTAGTTTTTGATCTGTGTTACTTGTCCAGATGTCAGTATTCATTATCATTTTATATGGAACAGGCGCATGTCGTTCAATAGTATATTTGTTACCACTCTCATTCACATATTGTCCTGTAGACTGATCTAATTTCTTTTCAAATACTTGAACTTTATCAACATGATCCTGATAAGTTCTTCTATCAGACGCCATTTCTAATCCAGTAACACTACAGGCAATAAACGGAACACTGTTTACAACGTTCTCTGAATTCTCACGGGTTATATGTGCTGCCATGCGATTAATATCACCATAACGAACTGGTACTTGTTGATAAATCGGTAACTTATTATCATCCAAACCCATTTGTACACTGAATCCACTAAACAGCCTAATAAACTGTTGAATGTATCTGCGAATCTGTTTGTCGTAAAAATACTGTTGTGTCATTATTCAAAATCACTCTTGGGTTTAATAACTTGGCTAAGTGGTTGGCGCTCTGGAAATTCTTGATTATCAACAACTGTTGTAGCGTCGTTGTTGATAAACGAACTAGCATTATATGTTCTATCACTCCAAGTTTGTTCAGTGATGTTATCATACAAGCGGTGCCATCTACTACCACGGAATACAAATAAACGATTTGGCTTAAAGTCTGTTCTTACAAAATAATCACCATCGTTAGGATCAGTAGGAAACTGATCACCTTGTTGTAGTGTTTCACCGTGTTCATATTCATTATCAGTTGGCTCTTGACCGAACAAATGTTCTGTTAATGGCAAACCAACTGGATCGGCAATCTCTGCCGCTTTAACAATAGCATTACTAATGTTAAGTTCTGTTTTATAGTTACTCAAATCATTCTTGAGACTGTTTGGATCGTCCGCTGTACCAAGGATATCACTGTATTCTTGTGTATCTGTAAGTGGTGCTACTTTAACACGCCAGATATGAGGATACCAAGTTTGGCTAAATCCTTCACTACCGCGGCTAGCATCTTGTACAACATAAAATTTATTTACAGCATCTTTCTCATGGCTTAGTAATAAGTCATCTCTTAGATGTGGTAATTCTAGTACGTCTCCAGGCATTAATCGTCTGCCCAGTTTCTCTACACAGTCGTTCATATGGAAGGTAATAAACAGTGTGTCGTTAGTTAAGAATAAACCAAACTGGCTTAAATCAAAGTCGTTATCGCTTACATTGTATACGCCACGTAGCTCATATATATCAGGATCGTATTTGCGATCTCTGTTTTCCATGAATAGCAAATCTTGTACTTTTGTTTCGTTAATCCAACCTTCTGGATTAATGTCAACACCTGTTTCCAGGTCTACTTCTAATCCACTTCCATAATTGGGTTCAGTAGGGTCTTCAGTGCTTAACTGTTGTTTAGGCCCTAGATACTTATGTACATGTACCGCAATCCCGCCAATAAGAAATTGCTCACGAATATTTTTATCCATGAAGTTATAATCATTTCCTTTGTACGGTTTGTAAAGACTTAGTCTTGGCATACTTTCATTCCCTTATACTGTATTTATTTAATTGTTGCTGTACCAAAAATTAAGTTCGTCCAAAACCATGTCTTTTAGTTGCTCAAAATCAATGATTCTATCTTGTTGATTCCTGGATTCACACCATTTATTATATGTTTCAAAGCATTCTCGGTAGTTGTTAATCATGCTTGCCTTTTCCATCATAGTGTTTAGTTTAATTGGTATAGGATTAACAAGAGTTCTGTCCTGTTTCATATCCCACATCTTTTTAGATACTGTATTGTACTGATCTAAATGTTGCTTTAAAAATTCCTGATGATTTACTGATAAATCTGTTCTTTCAGCTCGTATCATTAAATCAGATGTTTTGGAACCAGTAACTTTTTTTTGGTTTTGTGCTACCTGCGCTGGTGCTTCTAGCAACTTAATTTCATTACTGTTGCCTAATAGTTTAACTGACTCTTTGCTAATTCCGCTTGTATCACTAAACAAGTAATGACACGAATTCCAAAGTTTAAAATCCATTCCCATACTTTGTTCAAATGTATGGGCTTGTTCATTGTTAGGATAAATGTTTAACTTCTTTACAAACTCGTCTAAGTTTTGGCTATCACGCTCATAGTAATAGTTGATATTGATATTAAAATGGTCTGAAATCCATTTTTCGTATTCAAGATAGGTATCCAAGTATTGTGTTAGCATTTCTTGATCAACATCAATACCTTTTTCCATTACCTTATTAAACGCTATGCCTTTTTCAGCATGTGTAAACACATTTAACTTTTTACTTTCAGTTTGAATTATCCAACTCAGTCCGTACTCAAATAAGTTCTTTCTTTTGGCTGCTATTAGATAGAAATTGTTGTTAATGTAGTCATAAAATTTTAACTGATTTTCTAGGCCATCATTTCTGTTGTGTAAATGATACAATGCCAGTCTGCTAGTTTTATAGTGATCTGTCCTATCTAGTATGTCAATAATTTCATCTAGACTTTGGTGATATCCCCATAAACGATTACCTTGTGAATCCTTGGTGGGAGGTTTGCCCACCATTTCACGCTGATGCTTTTCGCTATAGTACAATTCTAATCCGTTTGTGAGTTCGTGTAAATTTACCACAGGCTTGTCATAATTATGTGATTGCATAATTATACTAATATAACGTTGTAATAAAGTTGATCCAACTCTGTCAGGAGTAAGCACTAGAACATTCATTTTTTATTATACCAAAAATCTAGTTCGTTGTACACACTTTCATCTAATTGATCTGGTGTTATGATTCTGTGTTCTTGATCTTCATCTACACACCATTTGAGAAATGCCTCATACAGTTCTTTAAAGTTTCTCACCATACTTGCTTTTTCCATCATGGTGTTTAGTTTAATTGGTATTGGGCTAACCATTAGTCTGCGGTTTTTAAAATCGGACATCTTTAAACAGATTTCATGATACTGCCCAAGATTTTCTGCTAAAAACTCCTGGTGAGGTAGTGATAAATCTGTTCGTTGTATTCTTTCACTTACATCTGTCAGATGTCCTAGCACACGATGTCTTTCCATGTCGTCATTTTGCTCTACTTGCTTTGGCGGTTCCAGTAAAATTTTATTTTTTTCTGAGCTAAGTAGTTGAGGTATAGAATTGCTAATGTTACTTCCGTCACTGATTAAGTAATGACAAGTATTCCAAGTTTTAAAGTCCATTCCCATCACATCTTCAAAAGTAACATCTGTTTTGGTTGGGTAAATGTCTAGACTACTTACATAAGCGTCTAAGTCTTGTATGTGTTCTTCATAGTTGAATACACTGTCAACTCTAAAGTTATCTTCTAACCATCTTTCATACTTGAGATATCTACTCAAATAATTTGTAAAAATTTCAGCATCAACATAAATGCCATTAGCAACTAATTTGTTAAACAATCCAGACTTTTCAGCATGACTGTACGCATTGAATCTTTTTGTATTAGTTTTAATTACCCAACTTAGGGCATGTTCAAATAGATTCAATCGTTTCGCCGCAATAATGAAAAAATTATCATTGATATACTTGTAAAACTTTTGTTGATCTTCTGGTGAGTCTTTTCGATTAACTATATGATACAGTGCCATACGACTAGTTTTATAATGATCAGTGGTATCCAACATGGTTATAATTTCATCTAAACTCTGATGATAACTCCAAGTACCAACACCATTTTCATCTCTAGGGTGTGGCTTTCCCACCATAGTTTTTTTAAATTCTTCGTTGTAGTAAGTTTCTAGACCATTGGTTAATTCATGTAGATTTACTACTGGCTTACCGTAATCATGCCCTTGCATAATAACAGTGATATAACGCTGTAACAGGGTGCTACCAACCCTGTCAGGCGTTAAAACGATAACATTCATGGGAATCCTCTCATAAGTTTCTAGTATTTATCGGTTGACAAAGTGTAAGAATATGCTATTATGGCTATATAGTGGTAAGGAAAATCTAAACAGGAGTATTTTATGGCTATTTCAGTACCTCGCAAAACACGCAAGCAAAAGGCTCGTGCCGCAATCCGCCGTAAAGGCAAAGTAGCAACTGTTGATTGGACAGATGCTGACAAACTAAGTGGCGCTGAGTATCATAAAAAGCGTCGAGCAGCAACAGATGAAATTTATAGTGAAGTTAAAGCATCTGATCTACATGCGTTTATTTACACTTACATGAAAAAAGAAGGATACAGCGCAAAAGATATCAAATGCGCCAAAGCAGCTACTATAATTAGTACCACTGCTGGCATCTATGCTAAACTGCTACTTGATGGCATGCCAGATTATCATGAAGCTCAGGCTGAGTATTGGGCATCGCTTCCTGGCACAAGTGGTGAACTTCGCCCTGTTAGTGAATTTGTCAAACGTGAAATTGATGAATCCATTAAACGTGGTAAACCGCTGGTAGCACAAAAAGAACGAGAAGAAAAACTCAAAGCACTGGCAGAAGGAAAAGCATACAAACCTACTATCCAACAAATTATGCACGAAACTTCTATCAACATGAGTGAAGGTTTGGAAGAGGTTGTTGAAGAGTTTATTACAACTCAAGATCCTGCTGTTGTTAAAAAGTTTGATGCTTATCGTGTATTGGTAGCGGCTGAAGCCAAGGCCAATCATGCTCGTATTATCAAAGGTTTTTACGAAGGGTGTTATGACGAGTTGTATGAAGTAAACAATTTACCTACGCCAGCACAACGCAAAAAACTCAGTGAAACAGAGCAAGATCTTATTTCACAACTTGAAGAAGGATACAGTCACTATAGCACTGCTCAAAAGAAAGCGGCATTGGAACTGTACAAAAAGATTATTGATGCTTGTGATATAATTATTACAAGTCAGAAAGCAACTCGTAAGCCACGCAAGGTTAAAGAAAAGAGCGCAGATCAAATTGTTGCTAAACTTAAACTAAAGCAAGCAGATACTGATTATGGTATTGCTAGTGTGGCACCAGCGACATTGATTGGTGCTGTGTGTGCGTTGGTGTTTAATACTAAAAACCGTAAACTTGGCATGTATGTAGCAACTGATGCTGATGGATTTACTGTAAAAGGTACTACACTACAACGTTATGACGAAGCGCAAAGTGTACAAAAGACGTTGCGTAAGCCAAATGAAGTATTGCCTAAGGTTAAAAAGACAACCAAAGCAAAAGCAATCAAAGAATTTGGGTTCCTGAAAACAACTGAAACAAAACTTAACGGTCGCTTCAATGAGGAAACAGTTCTTCTGGCAGTTTTTAAATAAATACTAGCACAGGAGAACAATAATGAGTGCTAGAAGTGATTTAATCAAAGAAATGGAACTCCGCTTAGGCGGCGGTATGGTTGATGTTGAACTCGATCCGGAACATTATGAGTTAGCAATAAACAAGGCTGTACAAAAGTATCGTCAACGAGCAGAAAATTCGGTTGAGGAAAGTTTCGTCTTTGTTACACTTCAAGAAGATCAAAACGAGTACACACTACCGCCTGAAGTTATAGAAGTAAAGGATATTTACAGACGTACAACAGGCGTTAGTAGCGGTACTGGTAATGATATTGAGCCGTTTCAAGCTGCATATCTAAATACTTACCTACTACAGGCTGGCAGAGCAGGCGGACTTACTCAGTTTGACTTTGTACACCAGTACAGAGAAACAATGGGTAGATTATTTGGCGCAGAAATATTGTTCACCTGGAGACCTCAAGATCACAAATTGGTATTACATCGTAAAGTTAAAGCAGAAGATACAGTAATACTACATTGTTATAATAATCGACCAGATGAGAATCTACTCTCAGATACCTACGCAGGTCCTTGGCTAAAAGACTATGCGTTTGCTCATGTACGTCTAATGTTAGCAGAAGCACGTGGTAAGTTTACACAGATTGCTGGCCCACAAGGCGGTACAACAATGAACGCAGATCAACTTCGTACAGATGCTATGGGCGAAATCGACAAACTAGAAACAGAACTAACATTATACAGCGAAGGCAGTGTTGGCCTTGGCTTTGTTATAGGCTAAAATGATACTAGGAAAACACCATTGTACGATTGATGAGATAACATACGATCGTCAAGAATTACTTGAATTTTACAATCAACATAAACATAACACTATGGGCTTTGCTGATTATATGCAATACCTTACGCCTATTAAACGAGAGTTTAAAGGACGTCCAGGTATGAATGCTGTTGCTGTTCAAAAAACAGAAGGCAAAGATTTGTTGGATTATCCAGTAATACAAAAATATGTAGATATGTTTAACTGGAAAGAATATCCTGGTCCTAGAGAAATTGATTTATTACATTACGATCCAGGATTTAGGTTTCATCCACATACAGATCATTTCATGTGGTGTGGAATAATGTTTCCTATCTTACCAGAAGATGCTGGCGAGCCTATTGTGTTCTACAGTAGGCCTGGACATGAGCCAGAACGTAATGTAAATTACGAAAAAATACATGGTTGGACTGATGATGATATAGAGTACACTCATTATTATAGTAACAAACATCCGACACTGTTTAATGGAATGGCAGTACATGGTGTACCAACAGTTAAACGAGAGCGTGTCTATCTAAGAATTAAAATACTGGGTGAAGCATTTGATAGCGTTGTTTCTAAATTAGAATCTGGTAATTTTGTAATACAATAAAGGAATAATATGAAAAAAGTAGTAGGAATTTGTGGTCTAATCGGACATGGCAAAGACACAGCGGCAGGTTTTTTAATTGAACAAGGATATCAGCGCATCAGTTTTGCTGGTGTGCTAAAAGATACTTGTGCGGCACTGTTTGGTTGGGACAGAATTCTACTAGAAGGTAATACAACTGAAAGTCGTGCCTTTAGAGAGCAAGTAGATACATGGTGGGCAAATCGTTTAGACATACCCGATTTTACACCACGTTATGCCCTACAGCATATTGGCACAGACGTTTTTAGAAGAAATTTCCATCCTGATATCTGGGTAGCGGCATGTGAACGCCAGATTGAAATGACAGATAAGAACGTTGTTATCAGTGACTGTCGTTTTTATAATGAGCTCAATGTTATCAAAAGATTGGGCGGAAAAACAGCAGTAGTGTGGAGAAATGAAAAACCAACATGGTGGAACTGGGCCGTAAAAGCAAATCAAGGTAGTCTAGAAGCAAATCATATTATGAATGAGGGCGATGTACACCCAAGTGAGTGGAGTTGGGCTGGCTGGAATTTTGATTTTCGCATAAATAACACCTCAACTTTAGATAATCTAAAATCTGAAGTACTAAAAAATCTTAGTTAACTACACACATAACTCTATATCAGTGCTTATTTCAGGGCTATTGCATAAATACGATTAGAACAGAATGACAAGTTCTAATAACGTTATTATATAAAGGAGAGCTCTAAAATGGCAAATCTAGTTTCACCTGGCGTACAGGTTACAGTAACAGATGAGTCGGTTTATGGTCCAGCGGGTGCCGGCACAGTTCCAGTTCTATTCGTAGCAACTGGTGAAGATAAGGTAGACCCAACAGATACAGAAACTGATGGTATTGCGAAATATACCAAAGCAGCCAATGCGGGTAAGCCAATTCTAGTTACATCACAGCGTGAACTTACACAATACTTCGGTAACATTGATTTCCGTACAGTAAGTGGTACAGTACAACAGGGTGATGAAACAAACGATTATGGTCTACTAGCGGCTTATAGTTTCCTCGGCCAAAGTGCGGCGGCTTATATCGTCCGTGCTGACGTTAACTTAACACAACTACGTCCTAGTTCAAGTGAGCCAACTGGTGATCCAGATAACTTAACTTACTGGGTAAATCCATATGGCACTAGTTATGGTATCTATGAATACTCTACTAGTGGTATATGGACAGCAGTTACTCCAACAGTTGAAATTGTTAGTACAGCAGGTTCGGCATCTGCCACTGTTGTTAACGATAGTTTCCTAGTTGAAGTTGTTAACGGCGCAAGCGAAACACAAATTATTTACTACAAAGGTGTAAGTGGATCTTGGGATGCACTTGATAGTGGATATTCAGCAAATGACGTAACATTTGCTCCACACTACAGCGCACCAACATCTCCTACAGCAGGAGATATTTGGATTAGAACAACTACTCCAGCAGGTGGTTTAGATGTAGACATTTCATTGTTTACAACCACTGGTGGTAGTTTTGCTGCCAAAACACCAATTTATGCTAACGACATTGCTACAGATCCAACTGGTATTGCTGGTGATGTTAACCAAGACGGTACAGCAGGTTCTGCTCGTACATTAGTTGACGGTGATATTTGGTTAGCAATCGATTCAACAAATGGTTTAGTACAAATCAAGCGTTGGGACGACACAACTGCTGGTCAACAGTGGGACGATATTGCTACTAACGCATCAGTCGCTACAGGCGGTTATGTAATGGAAGCAAGTACCACTCAACCAACTGGTAATCCAGCCGATGGAACCATTTGGTACGATCCAGATGTTGACGACCTAGACATTTATGAAGTAGCACTAGACGGTGGTGTTCAGAAGTGGATGAAAGCAAGTGACGTACAATACGGTTCAAGTGCTCCGCTAACTGATACAGCAGGTGGTGCTCTAGCAGACGGTGATTACTGGGTTGACACTGACGAAGATGGTTACCCTGTAATTTACAGACATAACGGTACGGATTGGGTACTAAAAGATAACACAGACCAAAGCACAAGCGATGGTGTTGTATTTGGTGACATTACTGATTCTGCTAACGCAGGTGGTGCTTATGTAGCAGCCGCTGATGTACTAACAGACGGTCCAAACCCATTAGTTTATCCAACTGTTACTACAGGTGTTAACATGTGTCGTAGTGCTGGTACTGTTCGTAAGTACGACAGTTCACTAGGTACAACATGGAAGTGGCGTAACTTTGCTAGCAACCAAGCAGACGGAAGCGGTAGTTTCCTACGCAAGGCTCAGCGTAAAGTAGTTGTTGCAGCTATGCAAGCAACTGCTAGCGCAAGCGAACTTCGTGAAGATACAATTCAATTCCGCTTAATTGCTGCTCCTGGTTATCCAGAAATGTTTGACGAAATGGTTACACTAAACAGTGATAGAAACGAAACAGCGTTTATCATTGTTGACGCTCCATTCCGTCTAAACCCAACAGAAGCAGTTAACTGGATTCAAGGTACAGGCGCTATTGAAAATGGCGAAGATGGTCTAGTAGGTAAAAACACCTATGCTGCTGCTTACTACCCAAGTTGTTTAACAACTGATCCAGTAAGTGGTAACAGTGTTGTTGCTCCTCCATCACATGTTGCTTTGTACACTTATGCGTACAATGACAATGTGGCATTCCAATGGTTTGCTCCAGCAGGTTTGACACGTGGTCAAGTACAAAACGCAAGTAACGTTGGTTATTTGAATAGCGAAAACGAGTTTGTTCCAGTAGCATTGACTCAAGGTCATAGAGATGCTATGTATGAAAACAAACTTAACCCAATCGCAAGATTCCCTGCAGAAGGTATAGTAGTATTCGGTCAGAAATCACTACATACTGCGGCAAGTGCTCTAGATCGTGTTAACGTAGCACGTCTAACAGCATACTTGAGAGAGCGTTTTGCTGTTATTGGTCGTCCATACTTGTTCGAGCCAAATGACGAAAACACTCGTAAGAATGCTAAAGGTACTTTTAACGGATTCTTGGGTAACATCCTAGCACAGCGTGGTGTATACGATTATGCTGTTGTGTGTGACACAAGTAATAACACACCGGCAAGAATTGATCGCAACGAACTATGGATTGATGTTGCTATTGAACCTACTAAATCGGCAGAATTTATCTACATTCCGATTCGTATTGTCAATACTGGTGAATTATAAGATAAAACTACACTTAACTAAAGAAACAACGGCGTCAGAAATGGCGCCGTTATTTTTTGAGCATTTTGTATAAATACAAGTATAGAAAAGATTACTTTCATATAAGGAGAAACAAAATGGCTGTAATTACAAATTTTGGCGTCCCAGTTACTGGCGGCAACGCTGATTCTTCACTAATGCCAAAACTACAATATCGTTTCCGTGTAACGTTTAGTGGTTTAGGGACAACCACTGCTGGTATGCCCAAAGTTACACAAAACGTTATTAGTGCTCAGCGTCCTTCTGTAGAACATGAAGAAGTAACATTAGACGCTTATAACAGTAAAATTCGTATGCTTGGTAAACACACCTGGCAGGACGTTCAAATCGTATTACGTGACGACGTTACTGGCGATGTTGCTAAAGCAATTGGTGAGCAACTACAGAAACAAGTAGATCATGGTACTCAAAGTACTAGAAAAGCAGGTGCTGACTATAAATTTAGTATGAAGATTGAAACACTAGACGGTTCTAACGGCGGACCAGCCGCGGCGGAAACAGGTGCTCATATACTAGATACATGGGAACTAGTTGGTTGTTATCTACCTAGTGTACAATACGGTGACTTAAACTATAGTTCAAGTGAAATGGTACAGATTACAATGACTGTGCGTTATGACAATGCTAGCCACGCAATTACTGGTGTTGGTGATGTACTTGGAGTAGATGGCGGCACGACACTTCCAACTGATGCAGACTCTAGAGCGACGAGAATCGCGTAAAGGTAATTAACGATGGCGGTAGTCCTAGGTCCTTATAACGCTGCTAGTGGAGTCTACGGGCAAAATCAAACTGGTGGTAGGAATACACAGCCACTTATACCTAGAGACAAATTCAACTTCGTTGTTAAATTAACATACAGGAATCCTTCAGCAAAAGAAGGATTCCTGACTGTTGTTTTTGACAAAATTGCTAGCATAGCAATGCCAAACGCTAGTGCTAGAACACAAGTTCTTAATCAATATAATAGAAAAAGAATCGTACAAACTGGTTACGATTATACACCTATTACAATAAGTGCTTATGACACAAGAGATGCCCAGTTAGAAAAATTTCTAAATGTGTATTGGGAACATTACTTTGCTGGGCCATTTATTAGAAAAGATGAAAAGCAATTTATTGATGATCTTATATATACAGGCACGTTTGGTGGTGGACAAACCAGTAACGCAGGTTTTAGACTATCAAACTTTAAATATTTTATTAAAAAAATTGAAATCGTAAGAAAAAGTTCTCCGGAAGATATCAGTTTAACTACAGTATACAATCCTGTTATCACGTCTGTTGATGCTGATGGGCTAGACTATTCAGATAGTACTCCAATGAAATACGGACTTACTTTTGCTTATGAAGGCTTCACTACAGTGTCTGGAGACAGTAAAGAATTTCGTGATCTACTTATTGATACAGGATTAGAGAACAGCGAAACAATTGAAACATAGGATAGTGATCTATGGCTAAGTTTCAGCAAGGCATATACACATTATTAAATCCAGGAAAGTATGTAGGCAAACACATGCCTAGATATCGCAGTGGTTGGGAACTCGCAGTTTTTAGAATGTGCGATAACCATCCTAATATAATAAAGTGGGGAAGTGAAACACATCGTATACCTTATAAAAATCCTGTCACAGGTAAGGCAACGACGTATGTACCAGATCTATTAATGATATATACTGATAGAGAAGGCAAACAACATGCTGAAATGGTAGAAATCAAACCTGCCGGACAAACATTAGGCGAAGCAAAGGGTAGACAAAACCAGTTAATGGCGGTAGTCAATCACGCTAAATGGGAAGCGGCTAGAGCATGGTGTAAAGGAAATGGGCTTGGATTTCGTGTAATTACAGAAAACGAAATTTTCAACAAGCCACAGAATTCCAAAAGGAAAAAAAGATGACCAAAAAACTTGAAGAAGAATTCAATCTCCCTCCACTTGATGATATTGTTTTTAAGGGTGAAGAGGATACTCCCCTTGTAGATCGAACCGAAGTAGATGTACAAAATGAGATTACAGTTACCAAACAAACAATGGATGTAACTGAAAGGGTAGACACAGCGTTGCCTATCGTACAAGGACTAGAACAACTAGACAGAGAAATGGACGAATATGCTACTAAAGCAATGCGTACATTTGAAGATTTGTGTGATTTAGGCAAAAATGTAGAAGACAGACATGCTGCTCCTATATTTGATAGTGCTAGTAAAATGCTCACAGCGGCACTACAAGCAAAACAAGCCAAACTAGACAAAAAATTAAAGATGATTGAACTACAAATGCGTAAAGCAAAACTTGATTTAGACACTAGAAAAGTAGATGCTAGCCTGGCAGATAAAGAAGAAAATCCAGAAGAGATTGAAGGTAGAATTATTGGGGATCGAGCTAGTCTACTAGCAGATATTATGAGCAAAATGAAAGAAACGGATAAATAATAGTAACGGAGAATTAGTGCTATGAAATCTTTTAAACAATATTTACAAGAATCAAAACAATCTTTTGGATTTCGTGTCAAACTTGCTCATGAGCCTACTGATGCTCAGATTGAGAAAATTGAAAACCATCTAGCAAAATACGACCTTGAAGGTGGTGTAAGTGCGCCGAAAAAACTAATGTTACAGAGTGCACCCTATGATTTCCCTCAATTACGCGGTTACGAAATTTATGTAATGGAATTTTCAACTGCTCGTCCAGTGAGTGCGTATCAGATTACTACTGAATTACAAAATTTACTAGGATTAAGAGACGGTATGATGAAAGTCAGAAGTGACAGAGAGCCACTTGAAGCGGCGGAACAAGCGTCGATTGACGGAGAAGAAGGCAGACCAGTATTATTAGGCGATGATGATTACAGCGAAGCAGAAAAAATTGACGGCGCTGATTATTATGGCGATAAATTTAACACAAGTTTTGTACAAGAGCTTTTAAAACTCCGTAAAGATAAAGAAAAAGAAATCGCGGGGAAAGAAATCGATGAGTGATATTAACAGAATTTTGGCATTGTCCGGATTAGCACAAAATGGTATTAACATGAGAGCAGCAGTTTCAGATGTAGACGAATCAATTGAAAAAGACAGCGAGATGGCAGAAGCAGTTGGCGACAGTGCCGAACCTTTTTATAAACTACAAGATGATTTTTGTGGTGGTGAATCTCCAAGTCATGCACACAGAGCATTTATTGATGAAATAGCTCGTTGGATGACCGGTGATCAGGTTGCAGATTTTGTA